AAACTAGAACGAGTCGCAAACTTACCTACGTCATTGCCAGGCATGGGGCCTGAAGATGATATGTTCAGTGACTTCTCAATGCATCCCCATGACATGGAATTTGAATGTAGAGTCTTATCAAATGACCTATATGATAACTACCTAGAAATCACCACCTCACATGCCTTGGAAAAATCAATTCCAGGCAAGTCTTTGAAGTGGGTTGTGTTTGAAAAGAACACAAACAAGATTGTGGGGTTTATCAGATTCGGTTCACCGACTATCAACTCTAAACCTAGAAATGATATGCTTGGTAAACCATTAGACACCATGTGTAAAGATACAATGAAGAGGTTTAATGACAGTGTTATTATGGGTTTTACTATTGTACCTACTCAACCATTCGGGTACAATTATCTTGGCGGTAAATTACTTGCAGCTATCTGTTGTTCACACTATGCACGAAGAGCACTGAACAAAAAGTACAATACAAAATTTTGTGGGTTTGAAACTACATCACTATATGGTTCAACCAAGACTGCTTCACAGTATGACGGTATGAAACCTTTCTTAAGATTTAAAGGGTTGACCGTATCAGACTTTGTACCTTCTATTAATGACCAAAACTATAGAGACCTAAAGTATTGGTTTGAAACTAAGAATGACGGTAAACCATTAGTACACGATGACGCTTCGTCAAGAAAAATGAAGACCATTCAGAAACAAATTTCTATGATAAAAAACTCACTAAATATACATGACAAAGAAAAGTTAATAGAATTTAATCAAGCATTTCAAAATGCAAAAAAACTTACTGAACGTAAGAGACAATACTTTTCAAATTATGGTTATGAGAATGTGGTAGATTACTTGAATCTTGATACAGACGAATTGAAGAAAGCACCTAACTACGATAGGTATGAATTAGAAGGCGTAGTTGCATGGTGGAAAAAACTTGCTGGTAAAAGATACGATAAACTTAAATCTGAAAACAGACTCAGAACTGAACTAGAAACATGGAATGTCAATGCAAACGATATTGACATTATCCGATAAGTTAAGCGGAGATAGTGTAATAGCAACACGCTGTGGTTCCACCACAGAGACGATAGTGCGAATCTATCTCTCCGCTCCAGTTTTTATATGAGTAAAAATATACCGATACAAGCAGTTGACCAGTATGATTTTCTTGAACATAGAAGACAACAAGAAGAATTGCATTGGAGTAAACAGCCAAAAAATCTTAGACCTTTAGATTCAATTCTTACAGTTGAAATTAATACTACTGAGTTATGTAATCGTACCTGTGCATTTTGTCCAAGACATGACCCTAAAGTATTTCCTAACAGGAATTTGCACCTTACAATTAAAGGTGCTCAAATTATTGCAGAAGAATTAGGTGCTAATGGATTTAATGGTAAGATATCATTTAGTGGATTTGGAGAGAACTTACTTAATCCTTGGTTCCCCGAAATTATAAAAGAGTTTAGGTTTGAATTACCACATGCAACAATAGAATGTAATACTAATGGCGATAAGTTAGATACAGCTTTAGTCACTAAACTTTACAAAAGTGGATTGGATTTACTTTACATTAATCTTTATGACGGTATCGAACAAATGCAACACTTCGATGAAATGTTAGCAGAAGCAAGAATACATGAAGACCAATATAAATTTAGAATGCATTGGGGAGATTTTGAGAAACATGGATTGATTCTCAATAACCGTAGTGGGGTAATGGACTGGGTTGGAGTAGAGGAAACAGACATTTCATCGTTAAAAGGAAAACCTTGTCATTACCCTTTCTACAAAATGTTTGTTGATTGGAATGGTGACGTGCTGTTTTGTTCCAACGACTGGGGTAGAGAGCATGTTGTGGGTAACTTAATTACAACGTCACTACATGACGTTTGGTTTAGTAAACCTATGACAAAGATTAGAAAACGATTAATGAAAGGTGATAGAAGTCAATCACCGTGTAATAAATGCAGTGTAGACGGTTCACTGTTCGGCAAACCGTCCTTTGATTTGGTAAAAGAATATTATGAAAGTAGCAATAACAGGAAGTAGTGGTTTAGCAAAAACCATATCCGATACATTAGAAGCGACACCTTACAAAGGTGATGCTATAACAGTACATACATGTCGTATTGAAGATATTACAATGAATGGTATTGGCTGGTGGGGTTGGGATAATGTTGACGTTCTAATTAATTTTGCACATGATGACTTTGAACAGACAAAAATCTTACAATACGCACACGATTCATGGGTAGACAACGAAGACAAATACATTATAAACTTTTCTTCACGTGCCTCACAACCAAATATATCTAAAGGATTTTTTTATGCTTCAGCAAAAGCATCTCTCAATCATTTAGCAAATAATTTACAATACAATTCAGCTAAGAAATACAAAATGACAACATTGAATCTAGGTCTTATCAACTCACCTATGCCTAGTATTTCACGTCAAGAAGTTGCTGGACTGGTGTACGGACTGATTACAAGTTATCCCGAAATTGAAATAGCAGACATGACAATTCAAGCACACCATAACTATAAAGGTGTACAGGAATTGAAGGCATTCCAAAGAGGAGAACTACATTGAGTAACAGACCATATTTAATTGGTGAAATGTACAGGGTTGTAGAAAACCCTAATCAAGACGATAAAGAACATTACGCACTAGAAATAATCAAAGGTGAATACGAAGGAACAGTTTATCAATATGGTAAAGTAGAATTCGTTGAAGGTAAACCCGAACTAAACTTTCAAAGAACTATTAGAAGAGTGCCAGAAGGTATGGAGTTATCTAATTTAGAGTCTTCGGCAGACCTAAATAACCTCATGGGAGATATTCTAGTGGAACTACTAGAAGAACAAGTCAAACGACAGGAGAAAGAATGAACTTAGAACGATGCAAAGAAGCGATTAAAAGACACGAAGGTGAAGTCCTTGAAGTGTATGAGGATTCACTTGGATACTTAACACTTGGAGTTGGTCATTTAATTCAACCAAACGACCCCGAACACGGTCAATCAGCTGGAACACCAGTAAGTCAAGAAACAGTAGATGCATATTATGATACTGATTTTGATAAACACTTAGATGAAACTGTACATGTCATTGGACAAGATGTATGGGACGAATTACCAGGCGACATTAAAGAAGTCTTGGTCAATATGTGTTTCAACTTAGGTGGAACTAGACTGGGTAAATTTAGAAACATGTTAACTGCAGTTGAAGACCACAATTGGGAAAAAATGGCAGTTGAAATGGAAGACTCACGGTGGTTCAGACAAGTAGGAAGACGTTCAGTTGAACTACAAGAAATGGTAAGGTCAGTATAATGGCAGATTTACTTGGAGCACTTGAAAAGAAGTATGAAGGTGACATTGCAGTTCACACTGCTAATATCATGGTGTACCAAAGCAATCCTGCTGGTATAGGTGAACACCCCGATGTCACAGGTGCTATGGACATGGAAGTCGGTAAACTTGCCGAAGCAAAAGATAAATTAGCAACTATAAAAGAATTACGCCATCCGACACCAAAACATCTTGCAGAATAGACCAAACTGTAGTATACTTACAGTATGGATTTTTACACTAATGTAGCAAGAACACGTGACAAAATATTGGTTACGGGATATCAAGGTAACAAGAAGGTAAAACTTTCAGTTGCCTACCGTCCCAACCATTACGTCAAATCAAAAAAAGGTCAGACCGCCTACAGGTCTTTAGACGGACAACCATTAGAAGTTGTCAATCTAAATTCTATGGGGGGTGCACGTAAATTTAGAGAGCAGTATCAACAGGTAGAAGGTTTTGATATCCACGGATATGACCGCTACGTGTACACATACATTGCCGATAAATTTCAAGGAACTATAGAACCCAATCAAAAATTGATTCGTTGTGCTTCACTCGATATTGAGTGTGAGTGCGAAGACGGATTTCCCGAACCAATGGAAGCAAGGGAAAAAATCAATGCAATCACAATTAAACCATTCGGAAAAAACTCAGTTACATTTGGAATTGGGCCTTGGGATACCGCACCCGATAACGTAGACTATGTCGATTGTCAAGACGAAGCATTTCTATTAGAAGCATTCGTTAAGTACTGGGATAAAGAATCATTTGATATTATCACAGGGTGGAACGTAAACAGTTTTGATATCACATACATTTGTAATAGACTTGATAGATTGTTTGGTGACGGATACCACAAGAAACTATCGCCTTGGAGAATGTCAGACGTAAGAGAGTTTACTCAGTTTGGTTATCAGAAAAATCAAGTGTATAATCTATACGGTGTAAATGTTATTGACTATCTTGAACTGTATCGCAAAAATACATTTACTAAACAAGAGAGTTACAAACTAGACCATATTGCCCACGTTGAACTGGGTAAAGGTAAGTTGGACTATTCAGAGTACGGTTCGTTGCACACATTATACAGGACTAACTATCCGTTGTTCTTGGAATACAATGTACGTGATGTAGAACTTATTGAAGAACTAGAAGACAAACTAGGGTTCATTGAACTAATTCAGTCAATGGCGTATACCGCCAAATGTAATTATGCAGACACCTTTGGAATGGTTAAGTATTGGGAAACCATTATCTACAACTTCCTTAAGGAACAAGGCATACAAACACCCCCACAAAAATTACGTGGACAAGATAAGACCAATAAGATTGAGGGTGCATATGTAAAAGAACCATTAGTTGGTGGTCATGATTGGGTTGTAAGTTTTGACTTGAACTCACTCTATCCGCATATTATTATGCAATACAATATCTCGCCTGAAAAAATGATTAGAGGTAAGGTAGATACTTCCGTACAAAAGTTATTGCAAGGCACTCATAAGATTACTGGGGACTATGCTGTAACACCAAACGGTGCACAATTCAAAAGAGATAAACAGGGTTTCCTTCCCGAACTTATGCAACAGTTCTATGATGAACGTAAGTTATGGAAGAAGAAAATGATTACGTATCAACAGGAGAGACAACAGAAAGGTCTTGACGCAAAACGCAAAAGAGAACTAGACACATTAATCAAACGTTCTTATAATAACCAACAGGTTAGAAAGATTGCACTCAACTCAGCTTATGGTGCTCTTGCTAATCAATGGTTCGCATTCTTTGACGTAGACCTTGCAGAAGCGATTACGACTTCGGGTCAGTTGATTATTCAATGGGGTGAGAAAACAATCAATCAGTGGTTGAATGACGTTCTCAAAACAGAAGGTAAAGACTATGTTATTGCTATCGATACAGATTCCTTATACATTGCACTTGACGATTTAGTCAAACAAGTCTTCCCCGAAGATACACCGAAAGAAAAAATTGTAGAGTTCATTAACACAATAGCACAAGATAAGATTGAACCTGTTCTTGCTGAAGGATACGAAACACTTGCAAAAAATACTAACGCATTTGAACAAAAAATGGAAATGGGTAGAGAGATAATTGCAGACAGAGGTATTTGGACTGCAAAGAAAAGATACATTCTAAACGTACATGATAACGAAGGAGTCAGACTAGCAGAACCCAAGTTAAAGATGATGGGTATTGAAACTGCAAAGTCCAGTACACCACAATGGGTCAGAGGTAAACTTACAGACGCATTTAAAGTTGTTATGAATGGAACAGAACAGGACTTATGGCAATTCGTTGAGACCGCCCGTAGAGACTTTAGGACGTTGCCGCCAGAACAGGTTGCATTTCCTAGAGGTTGTAGAGGTCTCAAACAATATGCAGATAGGACAATGATTTATAGTAAAGGAACGCCCATACACGTAAGAGGTGCTTTACTTTACAACAAACTATTAACAGATAAGAATCTAGATATGCGGTATGAGGTAATCAAAGACGGGGAACAATTACATTTCTCTTACTTGACTACACCAAACCCAATCAATGAAAACGTGATATCATTCACTGGTGGACTACCAAAAGAGTTTGACCTTACACGATTCATTGACCACGATAAACAATTCGACAAAGCATTCCTTGAACCTCTCAAAGCGGTTATTGGATTGATTGGTTGGAATCCCGAACCAGTTGCAAGTCTTGACTCTTTTTTTGCTTAACTAAATAGCATTTAGCATAAATATGCTACATGTACGAATATAAAGCAAAAATTGTAAAAGTCGTAGATGGAGACACAGTAGACGTTGATATAGATTTAGGCTTCGGGATAATTCTGAGTGATGAAAGAGTCAGAATTATGGGCATAGATACGCCCGAATCTAGAACAAGAGATAAGGTTGAAAAAACCTTTGGTCTTGCTTCTAAAAAACGTCTAAAGGAAATGTTGGGTAAAACAACTATATTAAAAACACAAATTAATAAAAACGGTGAAGACATGAAAGGCAAGTTTGGGAGAATCTTAGGAGACTTTCAATTGAATGACGGAAGACTTGCCACTGAAATGCTTATTGAAGAGGGACATGCAGTTCCATACTTCGGGGGTTCAAAAGATGAAACCAAAGCAGCTCACATGGTTAACCGAAAAAAATTAATTGATTATGGTGTAGTTGAAATGAGTTACGAGAAAGCAGGTATAGAATAATGTTAATAGCATGGATTGATATAATTTACATTACTTTAATTAGTGTAATATTTGGATTCATTATACATATAGAAACAGAATTACATACTATAAAAACTATGATTGAAGAATCAATCAAGTATCGTGACGAAAACGGCAAATTGAAAAACGGTAACGGGAAAGATAACGAATAAAACCCCCTTTACAAAAATCTATTATGTTAGTATAATAGATATACATTATGGAGAAGTGTTATGTCATTTTTAAAAGACTTAGTTAAATCAACAGGCAACGAGTACGCTGGAGTAGTTGCTGACGGAGTAGCTGCGGGCGATGTTGACTCATTTGTTGACACGGGCAGTTATATATTTAACGCATTATTGAGTGGTTCACTGTACGGTGGACTTCCTAAAAACAAAATCACCGCAATTGCTGGAGAATCTGCCACAGGTAAGACTTTCTTTGCATTAGGTATGGTCAAACAATTCTTGGAAGACCACAAAGACGCTGCTGTGATTTACTTTGAATCAGAATCTGCTATTACAAAAGATATGATTGAGGAACGAGGAATCGATTCCAGTCGTATAGTTATTGTACCAGTAGTTACGGTTCAAGAATTCAGAAACCAATCCCTTAGCATACTTGATAAGTATCTTGAGACTGATGAATCAGAACGTCCACCAATGATGTTTTGTTTAGATTCTCTTGGTATGTTATCAACTACTAAAGAGATTGAGGATACTGCAGAAGGAAAAGAGACAAAGGATATGACTCGTGCCCAAATTACTAAGGGTGCATTCAGAGTTCTAACTTTAAAACTTGGACGTGCAAAAGTACCAATGATTGTAACTAATCATACGTATGACGTTATAGGTTCTATGTTCCCACAAAAAGAAATGGGTGGTGGTAGTGGTCTCAAATACGCAGCTTCTTCAATCATTTTCTTATCAAAAAGAAAAGAGAAAGAAGGTACAGAAATCATTGGTAATATCATTCATTGTAAGAATGCTAAATCAAGATTGACTGTAGAAAACAGAATGGTAGATGTCAGACTTACTTATGATAAAGGTCTAGACAGATATTATGGTTTGTTAGACCTTGCTCTTGCTTTTGATGTATTCAAGAAACAAGGAACGAGAGTTCTTTTACCAACAGGTAAGACTGAGTACGGTAAGACAATCAACAACAACCCCGAAAAATACTTCACCGATGAAGTAATGGCGGATTTAGAAATAGTAGTTAATGAGTATTTTAAGTATGGAACAACAACAACAGACGACAGTACGATTAGAACAGACGATTCTCAAGAATCTAGTTCTTAACGAGACTTTTAGTAGAAAAGTTCTTCCTTACATAAAGCCAGAATACTTTATTGAGTTAGACGAAAGAACTGTATTCAATGAAATACAGGATTACTTTCTAAAGTTTACCAAACCCCCTACGACAGAAGCACTTCTCATTAACCTAGACAGTAATGAAGAACTTTCAGACAATGTCTTAGGTTCAGCAAAATCAGTTGTAGGCGGGTTTGGTTCCTTCACAGAAGAAACACCAGTAGAATGGTTGACAACAGAAACTGAAAAGTGGTGCCAAGACAGAGCAATCTATCTTGCACTTATGGATAGTATTGAAGTTGTAGACAAGAAGTCTCAACGTTCTACAGGTGAAATACCCGAACTACTTAAAGACGCACTATCAGTTACATTTGACGCAAACGTTGGTCACAACGTCCTAGAAGACGCAGAGAAACGATTTGAGTTCTATACCACAGAAGAAGAAAAGATTCCATTTGACTTGGAATACTTCAATAAGATTACTAAGGGAGGCTTACCTAATAAGACCTTGAACATCTGCTTAGCAGGAACAGGCGTAGGTAAGTCCCTTTTCATGTGTCATTGTGCTTCCGCACATTTACTTATGGGTAAGAATGTTTTGTACATTACTATGGAAATGGCAGAAGAGAGAATTGCAGAAAGGATAGATTCAAATATTATGAATGTACCTATCAAAGATTTGCCTGAAATGTCTAAGTCAATGTATGGTAAGAAGATTGAAAAACTCAAAGACAAGACAAAAGGTAGAGTGTTTATTAAAGAATACCCTACAGCAGCTGCTCATGTTGGACACTTTAGACATTTATTACAGGAACTAGAACTTAAGAAAGATTTCAAACCCGACATAATCTACATTGATTATCTAAACATATGTGGTTCACTACGTATCAAGCCAGGCGCTGGTGCTAACTCTTATACATTGGTTAAGAGTATTGCTGAAGAAATGCGTGGTCTTGCGGTAGAGTTTAATGTTCCCATTGTGAGTGCAACTCAAACTACAAGAAGTGGTTTTGGTTCTACAGACGTTGGTTTGGAAGATACCTCAGAATCATTTGGACTCCCTGCTACTGCTGACTTCATGTTTGCACTAATATCCTCAGAGGAATTAGAAGAGTTAGACCAAATGGTAGTTAAACAGTTAAAGAATAGATACAATGACCCAACAGTATTTAAAAGATTTGTTGTGGGTGTAGATAGAAGCCGAATGAAGTTCTATGATTGTGAACAAGAAGCACAAGAAGAACTAGTAGACAGTGCTACTCAAAACTTTGACGACTCAATTCCAGTTGCAGATAGAGGACGAAGTTCAAAATTTGCCGATTTTAAGATGTAATAACTATGAATTATACAGACCTATTATTAAAAGACGGATATACACCTTTTGGAAGAACTATGTTCAACGAAGATAATGCTTCAGAGGATAATCAAGAATTAGTGGAGAGACTATCGGATATTAAATTGACGTTAGCTAACGATACTATTGTAAACAATAGGTCAGAACCCGCTTTTTATGTAATGGCAAATGCTGGTTGGCATGACCCGAACTCAGTTGGATTTTCGGGTTGGAAAATTGGTGAGACTATAAGAGGTGTTAACAGACAAGTCCAAGTTGTATTTGAAACTTCTTGGTATCATTCTATCCAATTAGAGGAACCAAGAGAGTTTGTTGGTGGCCCATTTAGAGCTGCTGTTGCAGATTATGTTATGGGTATGGCATGTTTATTTCAACAAGGAAAGTTCTGTCCTACTCTACACATGGACGTAACCTATGAAAAATCAATTAGAGTGGGTGAAGTTCTAGAGACAATACAGACCGATATTGGAAAAAAAGTAGACGGAAAATTTACGCAACATGGAATCCAAAGGATATACGGTACAGATAAAACGATAGGAACAATCAAAACTGTACATAAATATCCTCAGTTAAAGTAGGAAAATACCTAAATAGTATTATCAGTATGGTATTATTATGGCAAAGAATCTAAAGTCGCAAGAAGTAATTGAATTAATACACCACAAAGTGGGTTTAAAAAAACAATTAAGAATTGCTAGAAAGGAAAAAGATGAAACTGAGGTGCAACGCCTCGGAAATGCTATAAATAAAATTGAAGCCCAACTGCATTCCACACCGTTACAGAAATCATAAATAGTAGACAAACACATTCAAAGGGTGTATAATCTACTATTATGGCAGTTAAAAATTTACATTTAGAACATTTAGAAGACGAGATTATCAATAATGGTATTGATGGCGGACGTTCTGCTATCTATTTTCTAATTGAACTACGCAAAATGCTCAAAGGTTCTAGTACCTCTAGAGTCAATATGACAGTGAAATGGGACGGTGCTCCAGCAATATTTTGCGGGCCTCACCCCGAAACTAATGAATTCTTTGTAGCAAAGAAATCACTGTTCAACAAAGAACCTAAATTCTATACTTCTGAACAACAGATTAAAGACGCAGACGAATTAAAAGGTCAATTAGAAGAAAAGTTTTTAACTTCATTTAAATACCTATCAAAAGTAGGAATGAAAGAAATCCTACAGGGTGACTTAATGTACACCAATGATAGAGGTAGTAAAAAGTTTGATGACGGTAAATACATTACCTTCCAACCAAACACAATTTTCTATGCAGTCAAAGAAGACTCAGACTTAGGTAAAGCAGTTGCTAAATCTAAAATGGGAATTGTTTTTCATACCACATACACTGGTTCTACAATTGAGGGACTAGGTGCTTCATTTGGTGCAAACATCAAAAGTCTAAAGCAGGGTGACGTTTGGATGGACGATGCAACCTATAAAGACGTTAGTGGAACAGGTTCAATGACTGCTAAAGAAGCAGTATCGTTATCTAAAGTATTACAAACAACTGGTAAAGCATTCCACGGTATCAAGAAGAAAGACCTTGCTAAGTTTATGAAAGTCCAAGAAACCATGGACGCTAAAGGCGCTGCTGGTTCTATGTACAAAACATACGTAAACACTCTAATACGTAATCAAAAATTCAATCCCAATACTCAAGATTATCTCAATCATGTTGAATCATATTGGAATGACAAAATGATTGCTAAGGTTAAACAAGAAAAGACTAAAGAAATAAAAAGAGAGATTATGAATGACCTCTTAAAAGAACTCAACGGTCTAAGAAAAATGATTGATAACTTAACGGTATTTCAATCATCTTTGGTAGAAGGTAAACAAATTATTATTGTAGCTCTCAACAGAGTTAAAAGTATTGGAACCTTTGCTAAAACAGATAAAGGGTTTGAGGTAGTCAATCCCGAAGGATATGTTGCAATAGACAAAGAAGGTGGTGCAGTTAAACTTGTAGACCGTATGGAATTTGCGTATAATAATTTTACCGCACAAAAGAATTGGGATAAATAAAGATATGTATGAACTAATTATAGAAGAAGCTGAGTATCAAGGTAAGAAGGTCAAACTAAATGACCCTATTAGACTACCTACAGGTAGTAAAAAGAAGTTCAGAGTCTACGTTAAAAACGATAAAAATAACATTGTTAAAGTTGAGTTTGGCGACCCTAATATGGAAATCAAACGTGATGACCCTAAGAGGTTAAAAGCATATCGTTCTAGAATGAATTGCGATACAGACCCAGGCCCAAAATGGAAAGCAAACTTTTGGTCATGTTGGCAATGGAGAGCAAACGCACCCGTTGACGATAGTTATAAACCCGTATCATTTGGTCAGTTTATGAATGAGGGATTTGATGAAAACATTTAGAAGTTTCAATGAAGCAAAAGAAAAAGGTGCTACCTTTACTTTTGGACGTTTCAATCCACCAACAACTGGACATGCTAAACTAGTTAAAAAGTTAGAAAAAACTACTAGTGGTGGTTATGTGCCTTTGATTTATACTTCACATTCAAGTGACCCTAAAAAGAATCCACTTAGTTACAAACAAAAAATCACATACCTTAAAAAGTTCTTCCCTAAAATAGGTGTTATCAATACACCAGCAAGAACTATCTTTGAAATAGTAACAGACTTACATAACAAAGGATTCACAAACGTGCGTATGGTTGTGGGGTCAGACAGAGTTAAAGAGTTTGAAATTCTTATTAATAAGTATAACGGACAGAAAGGTAAACACGGTTTCTATAAATTCAATTCCATTGATATCATATCTGCTGGCGAAAGAGACCCCGATGCAGATGACGTAAGTGGAATGAGTGCTAGTAAAATGAGACAACTTGCTTCAGAAGATGATTTTGAATCATTTGCAGACGGTGTTCCAAGTAAAAACAAACGAATGGCACAATCACTTTATAAAGACGTAAGAACTGGTATGGGTATCAAAGAAGAAACTGTACCATGGTATATCAGAGAAGACTTAATTACAGAAGGTGTTTATGACCAAGGAATCTTCAAAGCAGTATTCCTAATGGGTGGGCCAGGAAGTGGTAAGTCAACAGTCGTAGATAGACTTGCACTTAAACCACTAGGTCTCAAACTTGTAAACACAGATAAAGCATTTGAAAACGGATTAAAGAAAGCTGGTTTAGGATTAGATTTACGTGGTGCTGACTTTGATAAGGTAGACCCTATTCGTGCAAAAGCAAAGAAACTTACAGGTAATGCACTTGACAGATACCTACTAGGTAGGTTAGGCTTAATATTCGATACGACAAGTGCCAAGTCAAGTAAAATCAAAAGTTATAAAGACATGTTAGATAAACTAGGGTATGAATACAAAATGATATTCGTAAACGCAAACCTAGAGAACGCACAAAAAAGAAATGCAATGAGAGCAAGAAAACTACCACCCGAAATTGTAAAGGGTGACTGGGATAATGCACAAAAAAACGCACAGTATTTTAGAGCATTGTTTGGTAAAAACTTTATGGAAATTGCTAACGATGATGATGTTAAGTCTTTACAGAAAAAAACAGATAAAGTATACAGCAAGTTGTTAACTTGGACAAGTAAATTCCCAAGTAACAAAATGTCAATTAAATGGAGAGAGAACGAACTTCTTAAGAAGAAGTCCTAAATACTACTATGAGACATACTAAAACATATAAACAATCTGAATGGTTAGTAGAAGGGCCAGAACAAATGGCAAAACTTAAAGCTGACCAAGCAAGAGAATCAGAAAATCTCAAACGAAGACACGAGGACGAGGTAGAAACTCTCAAAGCAAAACACGAAAGAGAAAACGATAGACAGGGTAAAAAAGACGAAGCAGAAAAAGAGAGAGAACAACTTGCATCTCAATCAGAAGATACACTACCCGATATCGAAGACTCTAAATTTTTATCAGATTCTGTAGAAGAAGGAAAGTTGGTAGCAGACCAGTTTACTATCATTGGTAGTGTTGTTAAAAAAATAGAAAATCAACTGCAAATTACAATTAAAAAGAATGCAGAAGCAGGTGTATCTTTAATTAATACTTTAGCTAGAACAGCAGGTCTCAAGGTTAAAGTCTCCGCAAAGATGCAAGATAAGGGAAGACTATTCCTTAAACAAGAAGTAGGTTTAGAAGAAGACAATCTTGAAGAAGCATGTTGGGACGGATATGTACAGAAGGGATTTAAAATGAAGAATGGTAAACAAGTACCAAACTGTGTTCCCATAAGTGAAGTTAGACAAGACCCCGATGTAAAGGATAAAGACGGAACACAACCCCAAAAGTATTATAGTGGTCTAGACAAAAAAACCAAAGAGAAAAGAGACGCACACTTCAAGAAGGGTAAAACTGGCCCAGCTCCAGGCGATTCAGACGCAAAGACAAAACCTTCAAAACACACTCAAAAGTTTAAAGCAATGTTCGGAGAAGACGCAGACACTGATAAAGGTCTTAAGAACAAAGCAGAAAAAAGTGGAATACCACTTGGTATTTTAAAACAAGTTTATAACAGAGGACTTGCAGCTTATAAAACAGGACACAGGCCTGGAGCTACAGCACCTCAATGGGCATTCGCAAGAGTCAACTCCTTTATTACCAAAGGTAAAGGAACTTGGGGTGGTGCAGACAAAGATTTGGCCGCAAAAGTCAAAGGATAAAAAGGGATAAATAATAGTATGACTGGAAACAAAACAGATAATGGAGTATTGGAAATAGGAACTGATGAAATCAGAGCATCCTACTGTGAAGATACGCCTGGCCAAACAGTTGAAAAGTTCATTAAAGAACGAGAAAAAGCAGTTCACGAAGCAAAAGACAGGACTAAAAAACAATTTGGTGCAGTTTTCCAAAATCCTTTAAAGGGTTATCCATACAACGAAGCAATAAAAGTTACTCCTATCAAAGAATCATTTGAAGAGTTAAAAGAAGCATTATCCCCTAAAGACAAGAAAGTTATAGATGCATTCTATGACGGTAAAGACATGGACGGTAAAACCGTTAAATCAGTTGGAGACAAACTCGAAACAACTGGTATGGGTGCTCAAGTCGTTCTAAAGAGACAGGGTTCTAAGTTCAGAATCTTTGGTGTTGTTGATAGCAGACGAGTTCAAGAGATTATCAGATATATCAAGAAGTCTTACCCTAAGAACACCATAATAGAAGGTAATGCTGTATTAGAAATGCTTGATATGACTAAGGCAAGAGAGTTGCCAGATAACATTCAGAAAGAAATCATAGCTGCAAAAAAAGAATACGATTCTACATGGTCGGGTGTATTTGTTCCTATGGGTAAAGACGGTTCTTCTCAAAGAAAAGAGTACGAAAGACGAGGTAAAGTATTCAAAGCTGCTTCTGCTAAATATAAAGCATTACTTAAGAAACATAAGGTAATGTCAAAATAACATGGTTACGGTTAGAATAATATAATGGAGTAAGCGGTCATGGTCTATGAGGAACAGCAAGAGAAGCATGGTACTCGACAGACATATGTCATAAGGACATACGATTCAGATACGGATTGGATACAAACTACTAGAAAAGACAAAATTTATGTCTTATCTGGCGATGGTTGGTCTATACAATATGCAGACGGTGAATATCCGAACAGATTAACAGTTGGTTATAACTTTTATCTGCCAGATAAACTCACATACAAAATAATAAACAGGGAGAAACTAAGCTCAAAACTTATTCTTAAAGTTGAGTTTATATAAATAAAGGTACTATGAGTTATAAATCAGAAAATTGGAAAGAAGAACTAGCGAAGGTTCGTTCTTTCATTAAAGAAGAAATCAAAGCGCCTGTAGTCGAAAAGACACAGGACGAAATCGTTTCGGAAGAAATAGATTTAATGTTACTAACAGACTTTGACGAATCAATCGAAGAGGAAACTCAAGAATCACAAGCCGATGCAGACAACAAACTTCTTGAGAAGAACATGTTAGGACGTTTAGCGAAATCATTGGAACTAACAGAAGATAAAAAAACAATGCTTTTTAATTATTTTGAAAAGGGAGAATTAGTACAATGAGCATACAATCATTACCACAGTCTTTAATTGACGCAGCTACTAACATAGTAGTGGAAGGTCAAGAGTATAAAGATTTCTTTAACTCAGTTCTTAAAAAGTTTGGTGTGACATCACCAGCAGAACTTAAAGGTGACAAAGAAAAAGAATTCTATGACTACATAGACAAAAATTGGAAAGGCAAAAACGAATCACGCAACACAGAGAAATCTCCTGTGGGAAAGTACCAAACACCGAAACTTGATGAGAGTGAACTTACCGAAGGTATGGTAAAGTCAAAAATGAAGTTCAATAACAAAGTTATCGGTGACCTTAAAAAATTAGAAGCTTCAGAAAAGAAGTCTGATTTACAGTATATAGAAGTCAGACAGATTTCTGATATGTTAAAGAAGGGTATTGAAGTAGTTCAAGACGGTGAAGGAGAACCTAAAGCTATCAGTAAAAAAGACTTAAAAGTATTTGATAAGATTTGGGGTAGATTAGACACTTACGTAAGAGATGAAATATATTCTATCGTAAAAAAACATTCAACAGATGAAGAGTTAGTCGCCCTTCTCGGAGTATACGGAGCATAAAATGCATTTTAAAGGAAATATATTTCAAGATTTAAAAGAATCTAAAGTCTTAGATAAAGACGGTAAAGTTAACGCACTTGGCCCATACGGTAAAATGAAACTTACTGGTTCAGATGTTACACAATATTTTAGAAAGAACAAAGTATCAGATGCAAACGTCAAAAAAGCAGTAGAAGTTGCACTTGACTTAAGTGGTGCTGATACAGTTGCAAGAAAAGAAATTGCAAAGTTTTATGGAAAGGCAATGTTAAAGAACAAAGACGTTCAGAAAGCATTACAGTATGCAAACGAATCCGTAGTTAACTTTGAAGTCAACGAATTATCAGAAGAACTTTTAAACGAAAAGAATTTAATGCCTGCAATCCAAAAGATTGTCTCAGATAAAGGTGCAGCCAAAGTCGGTGGAGTCATGTTAGACATGTTCACTGCAAGTGTTATTGTAAAGGCCTATGACGCAGTAAACGATAACAACAAAAAGAAAATGGAAGCGTCTAATATTCAAACTCTAGTCAAACTTGCACAAAAAGTTATGGGTATGAAAGAAGAAACTGTCCATGAAATGAATACTAAAATGCCAGAGAAAGTAAGAACGCAAATTCTTACACACATGAACAGACTTATGGACTTACCATATGGTTCACCTGCTTTCAAAAAAGAAAAGAAAGAAATGGAAGCATTGCAAAAGAAATACGCAATTAAAAAAGAGTCGGTTAAAGAAAGTAAAATGAGTGACTTATTCCTAGACATTTCACAAGGTATGACAGCAAAAGAAATTGCAAAAGAATATCCTGTTTCACTGCAACAAGCAAAAGAATTCCTTAAAGATTACTACAGTCAAAAGAAAAAACCTTTAAAAATGGGTGAAGTAACAGAAGGTAAGTATGCAAAATACTCAGACCTTCTTATGAAAAAGGCAAAACTAGTTGCACAAGGCCCAGTTGCAACAAAAGAAGTCGGTGACATCAATAAGAAGATTGCAGCCGAAATCAAAAAATTAGGTATCAAAGAAGGTGTTATGGACGATGAACCATTAAAGGATAAGTATCCCTTCCAAAAGAAATTTTCAGTCAAGAGTA